GGAATCCAAACCTTAGTGCCAGGAATCAAAACTTCTTCAATCATTTTTTATAATTTTCAAAAATAGTAGGCGACCACAAGCCGCCAAGTAACGCTTGATGTGAGTAATATACTACACCAAAAACTTTTGTCAAGGCTTGACAAGAAAAAAATTCGTGTTACTATCGTATCGCCATGAGTAAAAAAATTGAACAACAGTATTGGGGCGATGAGCCGCCTTGGGATCACCTTCCTAAAAATCCTGAAGATGTCCGTGTAGCCACGCAGTATTGCAGGGCTATTCAATGGTATCATAATATGGCTGATGAAGCCGATTATAAAAAATGGGTGATGGATTGGATGAGTAAAAATAAATATTCTGCCGCCAACATCGCTTTTGTAAAAAAGTTGTCTGAAGTAAACATCTATCCTGATGAAGTTGAGGGATTACGGTTAGGCATGACCATTGGTCCAATCGCTCGCATGCTTACATTAGGTGCTCCTCTGTATCCACAACAAATTGCAGATTTGAAAAAGTGTGTGGCTCATCTTATTGCCAAGGGCAAAGCAACCAAAGAAGAAGCAGTTGTGTCCGGTAGACCTAGTGTGCAGGATCATATTCGTGAGCAGGTGCGTGAACTGATTGAAGAGATGGAACTGCTTTCCGACAAAATTTTGTCTGGTGAAAAGATTGAGTGGAAGCCTGAAGAGTATATCAAAGAGCGTGGTGTCAAGCCGATGCAGTCGGCTATGATTGCAGATTGGTTTGAGCGTCAAACGCAAGACATCAATCAAGTTCTTAGTGGCAAGGCTGACGAACAATTAAAAGAAGGCTATTCGTTCTTCAAGAAGCCTGTGCTTAAACGGTATCAGGAATGGCTTACAAGCCTCGTAGACGCATTCCGTCAGGTAAAGCGGGCTGCGCCTCCTATTCGTCGTGCCAAGCGTCGTAAGCCGCCTATAGAGCGTGTAAAGCGGATGCGTTGGCTGAAGGAGCATACCGAGTTTGGTATTACCTCTCAACATCCATCTAGACTGATTGGTGCTAGCAAGGCGGTTCTGTTTAATGTAAAGACCCGTGTTGTTACTCTTTTAGAGGCTGATAGTGTAGATGGGCTAGATGTTGATGGAACCTCTGTAAAGGCATTTGATCTGAAGACTAGCCGTTGCAAAAAGGTTCGTAAGCCTAAAGAATTTTTGGCTTCCATCAAGGGTGACATCGGTATTCGTGCGTTTAAAAATGCCTTTGATGGTCTAAAAACTGATGAAAAAGAAGCAAGTGGAAGAACTAACGAAGAAACTGCAATTTTAATTGTATACAAATAATTTCAATGCTAAATAGATTTGCTCAAAAGAGAGAACAACATGAGACTTCTTATAAGCGAAATACTAGAAAAAGTTCATAGCGCGAAAACTGAAGAAGAGAAGATTAATATCTTACGGGTGAATTATTCTCCAGCACTTGAGGATGTTTTTAAGTGGGCATATGATCCTAATATCGTATTTTTCACCAAAGAAATACCTCCATACACACTCGATGTATCTCCTGATGGTCTTTCTTTTACAACACTGTACAACGAACATAAACGATTTTACTTGTTTTTAAACAGTTCTAAAATTAATTCTGAAAGAAAAACAATTCTTTTAATTCAAATGCTAGAAGCATTGGGTCCAAAGGAATCAAAAGTTTTAGAAAATGTAATAATGAAAAATATTCCTAGTGTACCAATGGATATGGCATCTAAGGCTTATCCTGGTCTTTTTTCAAAGCCTATTAAAATTCCTATGGAGGCATAAAAAATATGGGCAAAAGTAATGATTGGGCTAATGATTGGGATGATCGAATTTCAAGAAAAAATCGAAGAGCCGAAAACAGAAAAAATAAAAAGAGAATGAATTCTAATGATATCATGGAGAGATGGTCTAGTGATAATGATGACGATGACCTCTATCGTGATAGAGAAAAGTTTCATAACCGTTAAAAATTATTATAATTTAGTATAATATGGGAGACAATATAATGTCAAAGAAGAAGATTTCACTATGCATGATTGTTAAGAACGAATCTAGAGTTATAGAAAGATGTTTAGCCTCTGTTTTGCCTGTTATAGACTATTGGGTTATAGTCGATACAGGATCAACAGACGGAACCCAAGAAAAAATTAAGAAATTCTTTGACAATGTTGGAATTCCTGGTGAACTTCACGAGAGACCTTGGAAAAACTTTGGTCACAACCGAAGCGAGGCTTTAGAACTAGCCGGAAAAACGGACAATGATTACTGTCTAATGATTGATTCTGATGAAGTTTTGGTTTATGATCCTGGATTTGATCCAGAGAAGTTTAAGGAAAGTCTGACGGCAGATCTTTATAATGTCTTTGCGTTCTACGGTAATACTCGTTATCATCGTCCGCAATTGACTAGCAACAAGTTGAAGTACTACTACCGTGGTGTTCTTCATGAATATGTTGACTGCCATGATGAGATCAAGACCCGCGATTTTGCTCGTGGATTTACAAACACCCCAATTCAAGATGGTGCTCGTTCACAAAACCCAACCAAGTATGCGGACGATGCCAAGGTTTTTGAAGAAGCGTTAAAGGGAGAGGTTGATCCTAAGGATTTTAACAGATATCACTTCTACCTTGCTCAATCTTACCGAGATTCGCAGCAATGGGAAAAGTCTCTTGAAGCGTATCTAAAGAGAGCATCTCTCGGTGGTTGGAACGAAGAAGTTTTCTATAGTCTATTTCAAGTTGGCAGAATTCGTGAAATTCTAAAGCACTCTATTGACGACATTATTTCTTCGTATTGGCAGGCTTATCAGGTTGCTCCTTGGAGAGCAGAAAGTCTTTGGGCTGCTGCTAGAGTATGTCGTTTGGCGGGCAGATTTGATCAGGCTTATAGATTCTCAAAACAAGCCATAAAAATCAAATATCCAGAAGGTGCTTTGTTTGTTGCTCAACCTGTATATGATTGGATGATTTTGGATGAATTTGCAATTTCCTCTTTCTGGACAGAAAACTATAAAGAGTCTAGAATGGCTGCAATAAAACTATTGCAGGAAAATAAGTTCCCACCAGATCAGAAAGAGCGTCTTGAGGCAAATCTTAAATTTGCCACAGAATCACTTGTAAATTCTTCAGAAGTTGTAATGAACTAATAGTCGGTTTGATTTGTATACTAAATACCCTCTAGAAACATGTTTCTAGAGAGGGATTTTAATGCCCAGATATAACCGGTTATCTACAATTTATGTTCAGCCCGCAGTAAGTGAAGTTGGTCTAAAAGAAACCTTTACCCAACCAGGACACACCTTAAATCCTGGTGCTGCGGTTTATATAAACTCTTCAGGTCAACTTGAGGGAGGTAATGCCTCTTCTATTTCTAAATCCAATATTATTGGAGTTGTAGAGTCCATAAACGGAAGTGACATCACTGTAGTTTACCAAGGCAGTGTTTCTTTTGCTTCAGGAGCAACATCAAATTATGTTAATTTTCCACTAGTAACAGGTGGAAATTATTATCTTTCAGATTCAATAACCGGTGGTATAACAAACGGATATAACTCAAATACAACAAATGTTATAAAACCAATTTTAGTACCAACAGATGGATACAACGGAATAGTTATAAATTCACTTCCGTTATCATCTGCCCCTCTTGTTAGTCTTTTCACTCCTGTTGGTTCTATAGTTCCTTATGTTGGTGGAGGATCAGACATTCCTTCTGGATGGGTTTTGTGTGCTGGCGATGCTTTAGCAAAATCCGGATCTTTTTATAATGATTTGTACGATATAATTGGGGAAAAATACTCAGTAGAAGGAATTGTAAACACTTCTACAACAGGTGCTACTGCATTTGTTAAATTTGATGGTTCTGTTTACGATCCTCCCTCTGAGGGGCCTGGTTCAACAAAGAATCACTCAATATTGAATGATGATGTTTATAAATTAGTTTGGGGAACCAATCAAACTGTTGTTCAAGTTTACTCTGCAACAGGCACAACTCACAACATAACTTTAAAGTATCTTGCCAGTATAACAGGATCAACTAATTTTAATAGTTTATCATCTGGTACTGAGGTAACTTTAAAGTCTTTGGTTCATGGAGAAGCAGCAGGATATACATCAGATAAGTTTTTCTTACCAGATCTTCGTGGTAGAAGTATAATTGGTGCAGGAACTGGTCGTGGGTTAACTCCAAGAACAATAGGAGATGTTGGTGGAGAGGAAACACATCTATTATCAACAGATGAGATGCCATCTCACAGTCATGAAATACAACTTTTAAATTCAACTGGCATTTCTGGTTCTGCTTCATATTTAATTGGCACAACTGGCGGAAGCATTTCATCTATCCTTTCTTCTTATCCTCAAGCACAATCTGCTTATTCTAGCGTAACTGGCGGTGCAGAAGATCATGAAAACATGTCTCCTTTTGCTGTTGCAAATTGGATAATAAGATATAAAACTAATGTGGGGCAACCTGGAATAGAAGTTGGCCCAAGAGGAGTTAAAGGAAATACCGGATCACAAGGAATAGCAGGAGCAACAGGCTCAACAGGTATACGAGGTGCTACTGGCAGTTCACTTGGTGCTTTAAATTACGCTTACACTAGTACAAACACTATTGCTAATGGATATTGGTCTGACGCAGGTTTAAGTGGATTGGGTTCAGATTTACTTTTAAGTTCAGTTGAGTATTATGGGGCTTCTGTTGGTGATTATATTTCAACAATTATGTTGAACAACAATTCCGTGAGAAAAGGAATTGCAATTGTAAGAGGTGTGGATGATCCAACATCATTCTTAAGAATTTATGATTTGTCGGGCCCATTAACTGTAGTCACTAGACCTTCATCTGGTGGTGGTACTGTAACTCATTATAAACTACCTATTCAACAAGTTCTGTCTTCTTTTGGTGTTGCTCTTACCGGAAACATATACTCGGTTCTACTTTTGCCAAGTTCAAACGAAGGCACTAATGGTGCAAAGGGAACAACAGGAGATAAGGGATCAACTGGCCCCAAAGGAGAAACAGGAGCAAAAGGAGAAACTGGAACTTGCGGTTGCACAGCAGGCAACTACTCAAAATACTCAACAGCATCTGTTTATGTTGCTCCGCTCGGAGATATAGTTGCTGATTTTGATACCGTAAAACCACATAATCTGTCATCAACTCAATATTCCCCATCAAGTTATGAAACTTTTGTTTCGTCTTTAAGTGGAACATGGAGTAATACTCCTTCTATAGAAGAGACTGAACCAATTTGGAACGAGATTATTATAAAAAGAAACTTTAATAACTCCATTCAAATAACCTCTCAGCCTTGCGGCGGAAAACAGTGTCGTGGAGCAAGTGGTTACATCTCCCTATGTGATATTGCACGAGATGTTAATAGTGCAAATTATTATGTTCCTCCTAAAGAAACAAATATTGTTTTAGTTAAAGATTCTTACAATACAGTATTCAATAATGAGAAAACAAATGTGTTAGATGGTTGTAAAGTAAATATTTTTGCTTCAACAGATTCCTTCTTTACTAAAGTTCCTGTAGGTTTGTCTTCAGGATTAATGAATACTTCTTTAGGAAACACAGGTAGAAACACTCTTGTTTTAGACATTTTAATGAACACAAGCAATATTGTGGTTGGTAATTACATTGGGATACGACCTGAATATTTCAATGTAAGTCTCACCGCATCTGCAACAGGTCATCAATCTCTTGCTGGACTTTATAAAGTAAATTCTGTTGGAGAAAATACAGTTAGAGTATACTCTGATGTTCCGTTCGGTGTTAGTGGAGCAGCAGTATATGCGGGTTATGTTACTGGTGGTGCTGGAGGAGATATAACAAGAGTTGATGTTTATACTGTTTCTGTAAACTTTAAAGATTGTAGTGGATATCTAGTAAAATCTGGTGAGTTATCATTAGGTCTGTCTAGTCAAGGAGATCCATTTGTAATTTCATTTGAAGGATTGACAAATTCATCTGAAGCAGCAAAAGCAGTTATTAGTTCAGGTTCAGGATTTGTTAACATTGGTGAAAATATGGCTTTTTATGGTTGGCCGCATCACGGAAGTGCTTTATACGCTACAAGAAACGGAACAATAAAAAGCACAAATAACATATTCTCAGAATGCTTAGGTTCTGCAATTTGTTCAAATAGAAATGGTACTATTTTGTGCACAAATCCTGTAATGTCTTCTAATAACTTCTGTTTAGTTGCTAGAGAAATTGGCTCTATAGAAATTGAAACCAATCCTAATGAAAATGCTTTCACTAACATTGTTAATAATGCAAATATAGGTCTTATTGACAATGGTATTATTTCTATTAAAGACAGTTTTGCACAA